TTATCTATATCTTGTATGCCACCCTTAGTTGAGTGCCTACATATATACTTTATAGCGTTGCCTTCTGCAAAAAGCAACTTATTTGCGTTAATAAATTCTGCAGGTTGAATGGCCATATACATATAATGTGTGCCGCCTACTTGTTTAAACATTGACTCTAATTCGCTAACTTTAACCTTGTCGTTAACAACTCCTTTTTTCTTTAGTTCTTTGTATAGTTTTTTCATAATATATAAGCTCGATCAAAGTTTTTAGGATCTAGCACATGCAATTCACGCTTCGCTCTCGTCGCTCCGGTATAAAATAATCTATGTAATTCATCCGGGTCATGACTAAAAGTTTCTAGCGCTGCGCCTGTAAGATCTTGTAATAGTAAAACGTTGTCGGCTTCTCCTCCTTTTGCTGCGTGTATAGTTGACATTTTAATACGAGGATTTTTATTTATTTGCTCACCATTCGCCCTCATATTACGAATGTATGTTTCCGTCATGGGGTCTAGTCCATCGAAAGCTTCATACCAAACATTGTCTGTAAGTAAACCATGTTTTTCTTTACAATCTTTTATTAAATATTTTTGGTCTGAATGTAAAGTTTTACCTTTTTGAAAACCAGGAGATACATGTGATCCTAGATATTCATAAATGTTTTTAATTTCTAAATAATTAAGTAATTCACCTTTACGCCAGTGTTCCCAATTATTAAGAGCTAATAATAATTTTAATGATACAGAATTCATTCCTTTATATTGGTAATACCATCCTTGGATTTCACATAAATCTTTTGCATCTTCTAAAAAATAATTTGCAGAAGATAACACTAGCCAGTTACCTTGACTCATATCTACTTGTGTTATATCAGAATATCTTTTTAACAATCCTATTTCTTCTCTAGGTTTATATTCTTTAGCAAATCTATTTTGTACTTTGTTAATTATCTTTTGCGATAGTTCATGTATAGGACCACCAGGTATTCTATATGATTGATCTAAAATTTTAATGTCATCAACTTCTTCTTTAAGTGCTATAAAATGATCTACGTCTGCACCAGCCCATTTAAATATAGCTTGGTCATCATCACCAGCAATATAAGTTTTCTCTGCACGACTCCATATTTTTCTAACCATATCCCATTGTAGCAAAGATAAATCTTGCGCTTCGTCAATAAACAATACTTCAAACTTATTTAAAGTTTCTTTTAATAAAAAGTCCTCTATTAAATCATTAAAATCTTTTAAACCTTTTTCTTCCTTAAATCTTTTTAGTTCTTCTGCTAATAAAAATAATGTGTTTCGTTCTATATCTAATATATTTTTTCTAGAATCATAATATTCCAATAGGTCCATACGCTTTACAGCTGCTGTGTTTATAATGGTAAGATACTCATTGTCTGAATTAAAAGTACCATCATCACTTGAAAACTTTGCAGTCTTAATAGGTATGCCACATTTCTGCCCAAATTCTTTATAGTCTTCTGTCTTCATCATTTTTTGTTTAGTCATGCCTAATTGATTAAAAGCAAAAGAGTGTAAGGTTCTAAAAAATGGCAGATCATTATCTATATCTAATCCAAATTTATCTGCAGCTCTATTAGCCGCTTCTGTTGCGGCTTTTTTAGTAAACGAAAAGTACCCAATTTGTCTAGGTCTGATCCCATCCTTCAGGAATTGGTCTACTAAGTTTAACAATGTTGTCGTTTTTCCGGTTCCTGGTGGTCCTAGTATTATTGTCTTCATATTTTTTTAGCTTCCTTTCTGTTATTTCTAATTGTATTTGTGTTAATTCTAATTCTTCCTTTAGTTCTTGTATTATTAATCTAAATCTTAAATGCCAGTTTATACCTACATCTTTGTCATATTTCATAAAACCATCCATATCCAAAATGCGGTAAATACCACAAGAGAAATTAAATCCATTTTTGCTATCACTAGAAAGAATCTTGTTGATAAGGTTCTTTAGAAGTAGATGCTTCAATTTTTTTCATAGTTTTAATCTTAACAACTCTTGGCTGTTGTGATTTTATTCTTAATCTAGTTTCCTCTACAAAAATATCTTCTAATCTTTTAATTAAATTACCTGTCTTAACTTTATCCATATCCCAGTTATTCTTTTTAAGAAATGCATAAAAGTCTTCCATTCTAAAATAAGTAAATCCATCTTCTGTAAAAGGTAATTTATTAAATATATCATCAAGAGTTCTTGCTGATTGTCTATTGGTTGTCCAATCCTGCAACAAACCTATTATTTCGTTAGTAGGATTTAAAGACTCTAATGGTTCTACTGATTGTAAATTTTGCATCATTGGTTTTAAAAAATGTTGTTTCCAATCTTTAGGTTTAGGTACGGGCACAATTAAGTTAGCTTGATCTAAGCATGCTAACGCAAACAAAGGCGGACTATAAAGTTGTTCTGATTTTAATTCTATTCTAGTTTTATCTACATTTAAAAACCATTGTGGAGGTGTTGATGTATACTTTGTAAGACTTCCAAGTACAGGCATTTCTTCTTCACCAAATCCTACACCAAATCTTTTTGTTCTACATAAACCAGACTGACATACTGAATTAATAGGTGCATCTTTACATCTATACTTGTCATAACCTTTTCTATTTACTGATTTAATTAATTGCTGAACCTCATTATTGCTTAACGCAGGATCCATATATTTAGAATTAGCTTTTACTATTTCATCTTCCCATGTGTCAGGATTTGATTGTTTAAAATAAACTGCAATATTAAATAATGCATTGTTTCTGGAACCCTCACCAAAACCAGTTGATGCTAACTTGTTTAAGCAAGGGGGTCCTCCAGGAAATGCTTCTTCTATTTTTTTTTCTTCTGTTTTGATTTTTTCAACTTCTTCTTTGCTGCAACTGTAAACATCATAGAGCTTATAAAATTCCTCAAGTGTACAACCGGCGCCAGTATCGTTGATAGCATATCGTAGTCCTTTCATTTGATTGTGGTAAGGTAAGTTTAAAAAATTTCCAGTGTCACCACGTTCCACTAAAATTTCTGTTTGTTTAGGAAATATTTCAGAGCCCTCATAACCAAGTATGATAGACATTTGTTTTAATTTTGATTGCATCAATGATGCAGATATATTTTCTTTGGTAAATAAAAAAACGTGAGCGCCGCCTGATTTAGAACGGCAAACTACTAAAGGGAGTTTAAGATCCCGAATACTTTTAATGAGGCCAGTGTGATCAAGGTTATATTCGTCAATATCAATGCACCCCCACCTACAATCATTATTTTCTGTGATAGGGATAATCCCAAGGGCTGCTCCTTTTCCTTCAAGATGATTGGTCCAAAGTTCGTCGGTGACGTCTTTACGAACAATAAAGGCTTTTCCTTGTTGTTTACCATTCTCTCCTCTGTCACCGGGTTGGTATTGTCCATATGCAATTGTTAATCCGCTAAAAATTTGTTTGAATTTATCCATATATTACTTTCTTCCTTCTTTGTAAAGGGGATCTTGCGATCCCCTTAAAACTAAATCTAAAATGACGATTTAGCTTTCTCTTCCACATCTGCTTTTGTTTGCACGTTTCCTTTGGCGACGCTTGAATTAAAATCTTTAGCCGATAGGTATAAAGATTTATCTTCTTGTCCCATAATTCTGTCTTGTGTAACAGACCAACCATACCACGAACCTTTGTCGTTCTTTTGTAGTACAGATGATAGATTATACACAACTCCATGCATCGGAGGGATAGCCATGCCACCTTTTCCATCAGGTATTTGTATGGTTTTCATCATAGAATTCCATTTTTTACTGACGTTAAGCTGTGTTGATTTCATAGTAATCAACGCTGGTGTCATCCCACCTGCTTTTGTTTGAACCAGTACATAGTAAGAAGCTGTTTCTTCTAAGTAGTTACCATTTGGTAATCTAATTTTAGATCCATCTCTCTTACCTGTTTGGATAACCGGACTGTTTGGTAGATGAACAGCAACAGGAGCACCTGGGCCATCTCCTCTATCAGACCATTCTGGAAAGTCCTTTTTATAATAACAAGGAATAACCTTGATACCTTTCTTACCATCGAAACATTCGCTGGTAACAGTATTATAAATCATGCCTGGTTTAGCACCATCTATATACTTCGCATCACCATCAGTTACCTGAGGCGATAGTTGTCCTAAGATTCTGACAAACGGTAACGCCATATCTTCTTGCGTCATGTTCTCAAAACCTTTTTGCAGGTCATCGCCAAATAAGGCTACTGATCCTGTATCTTTTTTTATTACTTCATTACTCATTACACATTCTCCATTAGTTATTTCCGGCTTATTTTAGTTTTATCTTTAATCCATAGACTAAAGCTATCAGAAGGCATGTCGAGGCCGGCCTCTACACGCTCCTGATATAGAGCTGATAACGTATTCCAAGCCACATCAGATTTCTGTTGTGGTTCAAAACCATTGTCAGCTGCAAGT